TGTTTTTCTATTGTTGTTTCTTCCATTTTAACATTGTTGTCATAGTCCCTTGTTTCTTTTTCACCAAGATAATGAAAATGAAAACAACTATCTTTTGCGATTGTTGAAACATTTTCAAACTTGTTTTGAAGATAGTATGCTTTCTCAACATCATCTTCGGTATAATGCCTACGAACAATTTTTTCTGCCATTTTCCAAGCGTCATCATTTAATTTAATTTGATCGCCTTTCAAATTGTCATAAGTTTGTTTTTCGTGTGTGTCCTCTTGTTCAAGATGTACTCGCATACGATTAGCAATCTTATTACGATACTCTTGATTTAGTCTTATTCTAGTCATTTTTTGCCTTTCTATATTTGTTTGCATTTAATTTGTTTTAACACTTGACAATAGGATAGTCAAGCATTATATTTGATTTATGTTATTTACAGATATTATGCAATCTGCCGAATAAAGTAAGTGTCCCCCAGTCATCATAATTATCTGGGGGAACTGATCCCTGATCCATTGGAGGTCTAGCTATAGCTAGATCAAATCCGACTGCAGTCTGCCGATGGATCTGGGATCAGGTAGTAGCGTATCAAAAAAAGATGCTAAGTTAGGGTTTGTTGTCAACTACACTAACCTACTACTGATCCCTGGTCTGATGGCCATTGCTAGCACGATCCGGACTAGCTGTCAGACCTGGGATCAGAACTAGTATAGGGCGCCTGGACTTTTCTGGGCTATATTCTAAGTCGCGATCCCTGGCGGGATGAGTGAGTAGGGTTGCAAACCAAAAACTCCGCTTATTAGCCACTAGTACTGATCCCTGGACTATTGGCGCTGGATACAGCGTTAGGCCTGTCGCTCGAGCTATTAAAATAAAGCACGCCGGCCTCAATCCAATGGTCCTGGGATCAGTAAGCGTCGCGCGATAAAGTAAAATGCGCTACTGGTCCTGGAGCTACAAGCTTCAAGCAGCAAGCGCTTGACAGCTGGTCAAGTATAGTATAGGATAAGTTTAGAAAGGAATAATTATGAATGAAGGAATGGAAAACTTAAAAGAAATAGAAGAGTTAGAAAGTCAACCCCTTAACCGGATAGCTTCTGCCTTGGAAGAAATTCTTAGGTTGGTGAAGCTAGACCAGGCAGAGTCTAAGAAGAGATGGGAAAAGGAAACAATCGGTGAGTAGAAGAATTGAAAATCCAATGGTGTTTATACACCATTGGCGCTGGCTCGAGGCCAACGGATATAAAAAGGAAGCGGCAAGCTGCAAGCGTCAAGCGGCAAGCTTGACAAGAAAACATTACAATGATATTGTATCCTATACAATAAAGGAGAAAGATTTATGCAAACAAAAGAAGCGTTAAAAATTATAGGCGGATCCCTGAGCAAGCCATCAAAGATGCCGGGCTGGTCAATTGGTTTACCTGCCAAAGAGTGCAAGACTGGAGGCAAGCTCCAGAAGGTCCCGGGCAGCGTATGCTTCGACTGTTACGCGCTCAAGGGCTGTTACGTGTTCAAGGTTGTTCAGGATGCACAGTATCGAAGACTCAAGGCCATCACAGGTCCAGACTGGGTCGAAGCAATGGCGCACTTGATCAACAGCAAGAAGCCCGACGTGTTTCGCTGGCACGATAGCGGAGATGTACAAGATCTTGATCATTTAAATAAAATTTATGCTGTCTGCAGGTTGACACCTTCTAAGCGTCACTGGCTCCCAACCCGTGAAGCATGGATAAAGGACCACCTGAAGGACAAGCCAAACAATTTAGTCATACGATTTAGCGCGCCGATGGTAGACCAGGCGGCGCCTGCTTCGTGGCCCAACTCTTCGGAGGTGGTTACAGCTGGTGCAACATGCCCGGCAGCTCAACAAGACAATGAATGCAGAGACTGCAGAAACTGCTGGAACTCTGAAATAAAAACTATAAAATACGGTAAACACTAAAATGTTTAGACACCCACAATATTATAAAAATTTACGCAAGCTATATAGATCGCGTAATAGGGACCAGGCCATTAGCTCAGGTACAGCGACGGCTGCGAGCGAGCGTGCGCCTGGGACCGGCCAACAGTCTTCAAACAACAAGCCTCAAGCAACAAGCGAACCTGAACCAGGTTCTGGTTCAGCAAGTCTCAAGCATCAAGCGACAAGCCTCAAGCCCTGAACAACAAGCGTCAAGCTTCAAGCCACAAGCTACAAGCTCCCTGATCCGTGTACCACGGTACAAGAATACTGAACAAGTATTCTTGGGTAAAGGACCAAGGGCCTTTACCATGATAAATGAGTTGTTAGGATGGCGTATGTGGAAGGCAATTTGATGAGGAGAAAATTTAATTTTGTTCCCTTTAGTCACCTTTAATTCTAAAGTACAAAAGTGCCCAGAAGTATTGTAGACCAATAGATCAGGAGTACCAAGTAAGCTACTATTTTCAATCCTGATAAGGGAAAGTTCCTTAAAATTTCTTTTGATTTGTTTGTAAAATTTAGCCTCTGGACCCATGAAGTTTTTGAGGGAACGTCCCCGCTCATTACGAGCTAGTTGTACGTAATTTATCCGGTAAAATTATACTTCTATTCTGTTTAGTCTTAAGAACAAGACGGTGAGAATGATGATTCTTTTTTTCGCCAAAGATTACTTGATTATTTTCGTACACTTCCATTTTTTTTATTTCTTCTAAATAACCATTTACTTCAACAAAGATAACAGCATCACTAATAGCATTACCTTGCTTTGTAGTCGTCTTGTCTCTAGCTGTAAAAGTAGATAGAAATTCTTGTAAATCTCTTACTCTCATTTCTTTTTCTCTGCAAGAAGTTTTTCAATTTCTTTTTTGTAAGTCTGATTGTCATACCTAAGTTCAGCAATTATTCTAACTTGCTCTACAAGTTTAGAGCTTAACTCTTCTATAATTTTTTTAGAACCATCTAATATGTTTTTAGTTTGAATATACTCAGACTCTTTCTGCTTCCAATCCCATATTTCTTTTTTGTGCTGTTCAATCAAATAAGGTAATGATGTAGCAATACTCTCATTTTTAATCTTAGCTTCGTTCTCGTGACTCATGTCTTCTCCATGTTCTTTCGCGTTTGTATATGTACGTTTGTCTTTCATACCTTGACTTTATAGGAGAGTTCCCTTAAATTGTCAATATGGGATTACCAAAAAGACTCACAGATATGCAGAAAAGATTTGCAGAGTATTTAGTTTATGGCGGACCAGAAGGGCCTGTATCTAAAGCTGAAGCAGCAAAGCTAGCTGGATATAGCCCAGACAGAGCTAGACGTGAAGGATCAGAATTAACTAATCCAAGATACTCACCATTAGTAGTAAAATACATAGGAGAATTACACGACGAAAGATTACAAAAGCATGAGGTAACTTATGCAAAACATGTAGCTGAACTAGATAGAATTAAACACGCAGCTTTGAAGAAGGGATCTTTTTCTTCTGCTGTAAATGCTGAGGTGAGCAGAGGTAAAGCAGCAGGACTATACATAGACCGGAAAATAATAAAGACGGGTAAGTTAGAAGATATGTCAGAACAAGAATTAGAAGCCAAAATGAAACAAATTCTAGACGACTACGCACCGCTTTTGAATGTGACACCATCTAATGAATCTTCGTTATCTTCTTCACACAAGAAGTTGGGAAAACAGAACGCTCCGAAAAGTGAATAGAGCCATCAGCTTCAACATCATAACCTGCAAAGATTCTTACAGTCTCATCATCTTTACTAAATAACCAACCCTCACTTACAGGTGTGGCTAGTTTCATATTCTTAAACTCAGTCTCACTACCCCAACCGCCTTCAGTGATGATATCAATCCAATCGATACGCACACGTTTAAATGGAAAAGGCACATGTTGTTTAACAGTCTTCGGTTTAGTGTAGCTGTTGATTCTTCTAGATTTTCTCTTGGATTTCATAAATGTATATGTATGTGAAAAGTTTTAAAAAAACAATGAAAATGAAAAGCCTCGCGTGCTGGCAATCCTAAATATTGCCATAGGTAGACAAAATAATCTGTCACCTTTTAGATAAAGTGTCTACCCTAGTGTCTACCCTAAAGCTAGTAATACCAACACTTATAGACCAAAGTGACAGAATGACACTTTTTCTAGAGTAGTTTTTATTTTTTTTTTTATTTTTTTTACCATACATATACACTGGCTATAGTACCTGTTTATCTGCCTTATTTTCGACATAATATTTCCTCATTACTGCCACTTTGTCCTCGGCTTCTGCCATAGTTTGTAACAATTTGTCAGCCTCGCCAGTAATATCCACGTGTTCTGGTATTATTATGTTATTTTCGTTCAAAGACTGTATTTTATACATGCAATCTTCAATAACTGCTTCGTATCTCTTTAGAAGCGTTCTAAACAACTGTTCGTTCATTTTGTAAAGTCCTCCGCTTTCATTGGTTTTGTTCTCTCTTTCTCATCGTGTATAAGCTCGTTATACATGTTGATTCGTTTCAATGCCTTGTGCTTCCAGGCTCTAAGGTCAGCGCCTTCTGTTTTGAATTCTTGATAATATAGGTCAGGCGTGCAGACCATGATAACTCCTTGTTCGATTTTGCTACCGTAGACGTAGTCATGTGCCATGGCGTACATTGCAATCTGCAAGAAATAGTCTTCAATCCATTCTTCCCTTTTCGGACGGTTAGCTTGTTTGAAGTCAACAATAGTTTCTTTGCCATTATGCAAGCAAACCAAATCTGTTGAACCCGCGTATAAACCCGGGTAGTGTAGCATAACTTCAGAGCCATAATACTCTTCCACTGGCGCAAGACCGATCTCAATAATTTTGTCGGCCATGGGACGCGCCTCTTGTCCGATGCTTGTAAGATCAACGCAGCCAGTTCCGAGGATATGGTGCTCCAAGAATTTGTGCATACATGTCCCCCTATTACTACTATGGTTTTTAATTCTCTCTGCTTCTTCTTCTCCAACTTTGGCCTTCCAGTCTTTTAGAAATTGTTTATTTTTGGTGGCCCCTAATATCGTAGTCACACTAGGAAGTCTAGAATTATCTATGTCATAAACCCTGGTCCCTGATCCGGGGTCCGTGAGCTGTTTTCCTCGTATATAGTTGTATTTATTATTCTTTTTTAACCCTTTAAGTTCTTTACCAATGTTATGATATTCCTCTATGTCTTTATCACTCATCATGATTTCTTTTTAGTTAGAACTTCTATCTCACCATCATAATCTATATAGTATCCTTCTAACTCTTCCTTATCTTTATTTATTTTTTTACCAAAAATTATATCAAAATTTTTTTTATATAAATCCGTACTCGGTCTAGACTTACCATCATATTTAAATTTTTTCTTCATAGTTTTTTCTTTAACTCCTTTAAATAATCTTCTTCATCTTTTTCTTTTTTATACTTAATCATGTTAGCTTGTTTACGCCATGCCCACGCATGAAGTTTACCGGACCAACCCATTAACCATATATAAAAGTTTAATTTCATTCTAAACTCATCGCCTCTCTATATTGTTGTAAACTAACTACCTTATCATTAAAAACATAATCAGGTGAGTAATGATCTATAATTTTTTCTACCTTTTCTAATTTAGTTTTAGACCAAGGCCATATTAATCTACAAACTTGATATGCATCTCTAAATGTACAACGCCATTTGTATTGCATCAAATACTTTGTTCCATCTTTACGTAAACCTTTTCTAGGTTTTCGTACAACAGTTCCAACAGCCAATACTTCATGAACCCAACGTATTACATTTTCATCAGTCATAGTTATTTCCATACTAATACGTTGTGACATGGAATATCTATAACCTTTTCCGTTGTGTTTCTTTTTCTTTTCTTTACGTCTAGCAAAATAAATACTACCCTCACCATCAAAGAGTCCTGCAATGTATGCAATGTCATCATTACTAATCATTTCTCTATCGCCAATCTCATAACCGTAGTCCATGGGTTAAGATCATAATCTTTAATGCAACCTGTTAGAAGGACCATCATCAATAAGACCATCATCATCTGTTTCATATAATTCTCCTTCCGAATCGCAGTCCCAACACTGGTGTACCATGTAATCTTGATGTTCTAGACTTGCAACTTTAACAAACCCATTTCCTTTACACGTAGGACAAACGTATCTCTTTACTCTATTTACTTTTAACTTTGCCATTTAATTTCTTCGCTTTCTCATTTGCAATTGATTCAATGGTCTTAGAAATTGACAACGTCGCATCGGGTAATAATACCTTCGACAATTGAATCAAAGTCTTGTATGTTTCGTGTGTAAGTGAAACATTTCTATATTTAGTTATATCAGTCATTATGACTTTCCTTTCATTTAATTATGAGCAATATATAGGATATGTAGGAGATTTGTCAAGTATGAAAATTTTATTAAGTCTAATTATATGCTCACAGGTAGCAGGAACTTGTATGCCGCCTTATCAATGGCCCGAAACATTTGATACGCAATATGACTGTATGGTATTTGGTTATGAAGAATCTTTAAAAAAAATGCAAGAGATCGGTAGATACGAAGTTAACAAACACAACGTTTATATTAGGTTTACTTGTACTCCAGAACAAATCATTTGAAATTAAGGCAAAAATGTGGTAATGCGAGATTATTCTCACCACAATAACCTATCCTTATTTTTCCCTCTTTAGGATAGGTTTATTCATACAACCCCCGCAGTTTCCGTGCACGTACTCCTGCAGGAGCAAAGGCTCCACACCTCCACGGTAATTGCCGCTTCTTAGGTTGCCGTACAGGGAATAGCGCGTAGCGTTATATGGACGGAGGTCCTTTTCAATTTTGTATACACCCATAAAAATCTCCACTGCCATCATTCATGACGTGAGCGTTAATTGGATGTTCATAATACGTTGTAAGTTTTAAACGTATGATGTCACACAACTCAAAGAGGTCTAATTCTTTTACCAATAAGGACATATGTTCCATCATTTGCTTTGTTACTGGTACTAGATGATACATTCCATCGCTCAGGATAATAAGTTCCATCAATCTTCTTTAAAATTTTTTCTTGAGCCATGTGCTAATATTTTTTTAAGACCTGGTGCTTGTAAGTTTATTGTTGCATACTTTGCCCAGGCTTGTTTAATTAAGTTAAGTTCAATAAGTAAATTAGACCATTGTTTTTGGCTAATATTCTTACTTGTTATAGTTAGTTTTTTTTCTTTCATGCTGTATATATAGGTTATTATAGGATAATTGTCAACGTCCTTTTTTACCTTTTCCACGATATTTACCCATTCTTTTTTCGTGTTTATTTCTGTTCTTTTTGTGACGTCCCGGACGTTTTTTAGGCTTTTCTCTTTTATAATTACTTACACCGTATAATGGTTTTTTCTTGCCCATTATTCTTGCCAGTCTCTAACAAAAGGTTTTGCATCTTCAAAAGAAGTAAGTGTGGGTAGGTAAGTTATTTTACCATTAATATGTTGTTTTAAATCGGAACCACAATTCATGCATCTATATAACTCAGGTGTTAATCCAACTAACATCGTTAGCTCATCACAAGTTGGACATCTACCATTAACTATCTCTGCTTGAATTCTCATTATATTTCTTCCTATTATAAGCTTTCTTAGACTTTACCACACGCTGGTGATAACGTCTATCTTTTAATTCTTTAGCAATTTTATTCGATGATAAGTTTTTTGATTGACTTTGAGCCATCAATATTATCCTCTAATTCTGCAGTGCCACGCCAACATTTGTATGTAACAGATTCAGAAAAAGTTCTTTCCGCTTCACGTTTTCCGCGTAAGCAAATTGCCATTGAGGGTTGCAAACGTGCTTCCTTTATCTCTCCATTTACAAACATAAGTAATCCTATTACAGCTTCTATCATTGTCCGTTACCATTTTTGTAATGCATATCTCTAGCTTTATCTTTTAATGATTCAATATCAGTTAAAACTTTATCCATTTGTTTTGTTAAAAATTCTATGTTGACTTTGTTTAACGCCATCGATTCAATGTGTTTATTTAACTTGTCCGTGGTCTTATAAAGATCCTCGATCATCATAAATTGCTCGGAATCTGCAGGAAGCGAACCAAGTTGACCCCGCGGCCATTTGATTCTAAACTCTGTATTCTCTTCAAGATCTTTTTCCATTATCTGTATACGAGTGTCTGCAACGTTAAGACGTTCTATAATTTGGAAGTAGCCCATTGTGCCAAGTGCTACGATAATTATCAACGAAGCTACCGTCTTCATCGGCATTTGTACAGCTGCTTCTTCAGATATATTTAATGGTTTCTTATTCATCTTTTGGTTTTGGTAGAGGTAGTATATAGTCTTTTGGTGGCATTTTCAATGTCGTGTTATCCATGGTTTTAGCGTCTGGATTAGACTCTAGGTATTCTTTTTTCATACCTTTCCATGTGCTTTTTTCTTTAGGTCTTTCTTCCTCAGCCTTTGTAGGAATTACACCCTCACATTTTGATACTAATAAATTAAAATTTTCATTACGTTTTAGTGTAGGATTTCTATTAACTTTGTTACACATTTTCATAAGCTCTAATTGTTGTCGAAGTTTTTCGTTTTCTAATGCTAAATCATTTCTTTCATTGCATTGTAAATTACCTAAATACTTTCTAAATGTAAGTCTAACTTCTTCTGTATCACTACCATTCCAAGAATTATCGTAGTTGTTATAATCATAATCTCTACGAGATACCGATACATCTACTTCACCAGTTCTACATTCGTTAGGGTATGAGTTTAAATATTCGTTTCTAGGATATGCAGGACCAGCACAAAATGCTAATAGAGTTAGCATTAAAATTAATATTCCTGTAAAATAATAATTCATCCTGGCCACCTCCATAGTTCATCCTAATAATTTATTTCTCTGTTTAAATCTTTAATATCCCACTCCAGGTCGTTGACACGATTAGCTAATAGTTCGTACAAGTTTTCAGCCATTTCCCATGTGCCTTCTGCTCGTTCTAATTTTTGTAGGATTGTATTTGTTTTTTCTGTAAGCACAGCCATATCTCTTTGTATATTTACAAGCTCGACTGTTTTAATTTTTTCTATCTCTGCTCTGTTGCCGTTGATTGTGTCTGTTAGATTAACGATGTATTTAACACCAGTAAACGTTCCGACTAGCACTGAAGCTACTACGGGTACCATGACAATATTTTTTTTTAATAAATCAGCTAAATTCATTTTTTCTTTTCCTCAATTTCATAGAAGAACTTATCAGTATCTTCTGTTTTCCATTGGCCCGTATCTTCTACGTTCCACTCGCTAGTTTGTACCTTCCAGTCTGGAATTTCATCCTTAACAGTAAATGAAGGTAAGTCCCATATACATCTGTTGTTGGGTTGTGCTGCATAGTTGCCGTCGTTTAACGCAATTATGTGAGCGCACTTATGCTCGTGCGGAATCTCTGAATGATCAGAATTTAGTATATTAGCATCTGGATGTCCCCAGTCAACGGTAAATAAATACTTACCGTAATGCCATTTTTTATCTTTGCCTATGAATTTTCCGGAAACTGATGTTAAAATATCCCAAGTAGTAACAGCAGGATAATAACTAAAACTATTCCATAACTCCAGTTCATCAAGTCTACGTTCAGGAACTTCTTCTCTGTTAAAGCCTCTTTGTATGAAGGCGCTAATCGGGAGACGATAAAAGACAGCGCCGTTTTCCATAAGTGCATGCCATAAGATAGCACGACCTGTAAGACTGCTAATACCGAAGATAATACAGTCTTCAACTTCTCCGTGATGTTTTTTGAGATCATATAAATACTCCTTTTTTATTTGCGCGTATTGTACAGGAATATTTGCGTTTAAGTAAGCCATAATTTATCATTTTATTTGGCCCCAATTAGGACCGGATTCGTAGTCTACTTTGTTTGGTACTTCTAAGTCAACAGCAGATTCCATAATCTCTTTTATTTTTTCTGCATGTTCAGTACTCTCAACCGATATATCAAGTTCATCATGTACCTGTATATGCGGTATGATACCTTCTTTATATAATTCTATCATAGCTTTTTTTGTCATGTCAGCTGCTGATCCTTGTATTAATTTGTTTAATGCTTTGTAAGTGTAAGCACGTTTAATCCCTGGTCCGTGTTCCATGAGCGCTTGATCGTGAGGCAATGCTTTATGAATACCAAACTGATTAGGTTCCCATAGATGAAAACGACACAGTCGTCCTAGCAATGTACGGATTCGACCAGAGTCCTGTGCTCTACTCATTACATTATCCATTAACATTTTAACAAAAGGTACTTTGTTATGGTATTGTCTAAACAGTGCATCAGACTTATCTTTACTAATACCAAGTTCAGCTTGTAATTTATTTTTACCCATACCATAGAACAGACCAAGATTTATTGTCTTGGCCTGTGATCTAGGTATCTCCATCGCGATACGCATCCAATACTTCGCCCACTCCATAGAGATTCTGTAAAGCTGCATAATGCACTACCAGCCTAGGCTCTTGCTGAGAATAGTCAAAACAACCCCATGTATGGCCCTTCTCGGGCACAAATAAGGCCCTAATCCGTGGTCCAAGGTCTTTGTTTCTAGCTGGTATTTGCTGTAAATTTGGGTTTGAGTATGAGAATCTACCGGTCACAGTTCCGCCATTATCGGATCTAAGCTGGTTGATCTCTGCATGAATTCTACCTTTATGTGAATACTTTATTATGGTATCAATAAACGTGGTATGAGCCTTGTTGATTTCACGGGCTTGGGCAATTCGTTTCACTAGCGGGTGGGGGTGATTCTGTAAAAAGTTTTTAGTAAAGGAAGGAGCAGATGTTTTCTCAGTTCTATCATAGTCTAGTTTTAGTTTATCAAAAACTTGTGCGATTGATCGTGCAGCCCATATTTGAGTGTCTATGCCTGTTGCTTTTTTTACTTCTTGGATTAACTTATCTTCTTGTTGTGCTAGCTCTTGCTTCATTGTATGAGCTTTTTGAACGTCCACTCGAACCCCACGAAATCTCATGGCCACCAGACAAGGAAAAAGTTCCGTCTCGAGATCAAAAATAGATTGTATATCTTGGTGAAGTATTTCTTTTTTAAGTTCTTGCCATAACTCTAAAGTTATCTCTGCATCTTTTTCTGCGTATGCACCAACATAAATGGCAGGTAGTTTATACATTTCTGCTTTGGCGTCAACCCCCCAATCTTTAGCTGCTGCATATAAATCGCTTTCACTTTTTGTTTTACCAGTGTATCGTTTAGCACAGCTGTTTAAGTCATAGCGCATTTGATTTTCATCAACAAGGGCCGATGCTATCATCGTGTCCACAATTTTACCGCTGACACTTAAACCGAGCGCTTGTATCCAACACACGTCATACATGGCGTTGTGAAATATTTTTATGGCTGGTGTATCTAGTACACCTTGAAACCATGTTAAAACTTTTTTACGGTCCATGTTGCCACCACCTTCGTGTGCAATAGGATAATAACCTGACCATCCTGGTACAGCTACAGCAATTCCTGTAACATCTCCTTTACCAACTACAGATCCGGACCCCATCTTCATAAGGTCTGGGTCTTTAGTTTCTAAGTCAATTGCAATTTCATCATACTTAGATAAGTCTGGAAAATTTTCTGGTGGTAACCACTCTGTCTGTGGTTTAAATAGAGGTATCTGCATCGTAATCCCTTTCAATAATCATTTCTAAAAAGTGTATCGCTTTCAATATGTCTTGCTTCTTTCCTTTCAGTCGATGACGACAGATATATTTTATAGCACAGCCTTCTGGAAACAGCAACTCATTCTCAACTACAAACTTGCTGGGCTGTATTTTAAATTTTTGATAATGGGATCCTCCGTGTTGTTTATCCCAAACGCTTTTCTTTTTCATAGTAAATATCCCTTCTCATATTTTTTTGGTTCTATTATGTGTAAGTTTTCTTTTGTTCTTGTTGCACCAACATAAAACAATCTATTTTCATCGTCTGGATCTCTTTCGTAACCTTTCATAGTATTTTGTGTTAGATCTGTTAACAACACAACGTTTTGTGATTCACCACCTTTAGCTCCATGTATTGTAGATAATTCTATTCGTGGTTTTTCATTTAGTTTTTCTCCGTTTGCTCTCATCTTTCTTAAATAATCTACTTTTGTTTGTCCGGCATCATCAAACGCTTCATACCAAACTGTTTTAATCTGTAGGCCATAATCATTTACAAGTTGATCTATGCCATAAAAAGATTCTTTAGCCATACCTTTTATTTTTTTCTTATGCCAATGTTTAGGTCCCATATATTTAGATATGCTTTCAATTTGTTTGTAAGAAACTAATTGACCTTGTCTTAAATGCTCCCAGGCTGTAGCTGCTTCGTGTAAATCTTTTTCTGTACCTCTTCTATATCGTGATGAATAATATAAGCCACGTTGATACAAAGACTCTTCTATATCTTTTAATAAATGTTTTGTTCTAGCTAACACCAACCACTCTCCTGTTGACATATCAATTGTATCAGCACTGTAATGTCTATGTAAACTTCCCTCCACAGTTTTTGGTTGCCACGTTTTATCTATCCTGTTTCTAATTCTATTAATAATACCCATCGCTACACCATGTACTTTAGCTGGTATTCTAAATGATTGTGTTAGCGGTAAATATTGTCCTTCTAATGCTATAAAAGAATCTACATCTGCACCAGCCCATTTGTATATGGCTTGGTCATCATCACCTGCAATAAAAGAATCTTGTGTTTTATTCCATATTGTTTTTGCCATGTCCCATTGCATTAATGATAGATCCTGCGCTTCATCTATAAATACTACATCAAACTTTGGTGATTTATCTGACTTAGTAAATTCTGTAATCATGTCATTAAAATCTATTAAGTTATATTCTTTTTTGTATCTTTTTAATTCATTATCTATAATTCGTAATGTACTTCGCTCTAAATCCTGTGTGTGTTCGTTTAAATCAAACTGTTGTTCTGATGTAATGTTTCGTAATTGTGCTAATTGTATAATGCGTAAATATTCACTGTCAGAATTAAACGCACTACCTTGATCTTCTTGATAATCTGCATAGGTTACAGGAAAACCTAACTTCTTTCCTAAATCTTTGTAATGTCTTTGTTGCATTACTTGATCTTTTTTTATTCCAAGTTTTCTAAATGCTAGTGAGTGTAGTGTTCTAAAATATGGTAGGTCATCTTCTGTAAGATTAAATTTTTTTATAGCTCTGTCTCTTGCTTCGTATGCAGCTTTTTGTGTAAATGCAAAGTACCCAACTTTATCTGGATCTGTATTTTTTAAATAGTCATCTACTTTATTTAACAAAGTTGTAGTCTTACCTGTGCCTGGTGGTCCTAATACTATTGTTCTCATTAATAAGGATCTTTTGGTTTAAGTTCTTTTTGTGTATAATCTTCTGTCTTTTTATCAAATTGTTTTACAACAAATACAGATATTCTTTCTTTTCCAATACGTTTGTCATCACAATTACATGTTTCTTTTAACATTTGCGCAGTTCTAGAGTATTGTACATCCCAACGTTTTCTAATTAAAAATTGATTATAAAATTTATCAAATATAAAATGATGATAACCATCTTTAGTTAACACACCACCTCGTTTTAAATCTTTTATGTCAGAACCTATGTGTCTATCTAAACAAAACTCTTCTAAATGATTTTGTAATTGGTCTTGAGTAGTCACACCTTCTGGTGGATCTATTGGTTCGTGATTCTTCATTAGTGGATTTATTATCATGTCCCAATCTTTTGGTTTTACTGTTGGTGGTTTAAAGTCTAGTTGTTCCATGCATGCTTCTTGAAATAAACTTTGTTGTTTTAAAAATTTTACATTCTCCAAGTGCAATCGTTCACCATCTACATTTAAATAATAATATGGTTTTTCTAATTTAATTTTTTGTAAGTCAGTTAGTGCAGGAAATACTATTTCTTCACCTATACCAAACTTTCTTTCTCTACATAATTTTTTATCACACAAATTACACATAGGTGTATCATTACATTTGTAACCCCATTCTTTTTTATCATGTTGTCTCTTAATTATTTCTACTTCTGATTCGCTAAGTGGTGTTGTTGACGCTGTTGCATTAAACAAAGTCATTTTACTTTTCCATTCTGCTGGCCATTTTTTCTTAGCATACACACCAAAATGAAACATAGAATTGTTACGACCACCTTCTGGTATTTTATTCATAGCCATAAGTTCTATGCACGGTGGTGCATCAGAGTATTCTGATTGTGGTCTTTCTATTTTTATTTTTGTAATGTCTATCTGTTTAACTGTATTATATATTGTGTAAAATTCTTGTAATGTTGCAGCTGATCCATCCTCTTTAAATGCGTATCGTGTTGTGTTGTCACCATTAAAATATGGTAAGTTTAAAAAATTTCCTGTGTCATCTGTTGATTTTAATTGTATTTGTTTTGGAAAGACTTCTGATCCGCCGTATCCTAGTAGTGTTTTTATTTCCGTTAATTTGTCTCTCATTCTTTCTGCTGCTACCGGTTGCTCGGAAAAGAGAAAGACATGTGCTCCTCCACTCTTTGACCTACACACAGCCAAAGGTAGTTTAAATTGTTTTATTTTATTTATTAATTTTTTATGGTCAAAACCTGCGTATGAATCTATGTCTACACAACCCCATATACATTGGTTGTCTTCGTTAATTGGTATGATACCTAAACTTTGTGTACCATCTAAATGCATGGTCCACAGTTCCGTGGTCACTGGTTGACGTACTACGAATGATTGTCCTTTTAATTTAACACCATTTTCTGCAGGTGCACTTACTTTAGTGCAACCATGAGCACGTTCTAATCCTTGGAATATGTTTTTAAAATTTTCTACTGACATAAATTAAAAGTGGGCGTATCCACTCTCGCTTAGACGCCCACTACCTAGGATTCGGTTAGTATGGTGTACTATTTGTTTCCTCTGATCCATGTTTAGCTTGAACTTCACCTTTGCCTACTCGCTCAGCAAAGTTTTTCGCTATGTCATAGATTGATTTGTCAGTAACAGGACCAACTTTAGTTACATCCCATCCAAACCATGTTCCTTTGTCATTAGACATCTGAACAGTTTTTAGATTATAAATGTGGCTGTAAGTTGGCGGTGTAAATAATCCGTTCTTGCCCTGCATTTTAATTCCCATCATCATTGAGTTCCACTTTCTACTAACTTTTAATTGAGTAGCTTTCATAGAAATCAAAGCTGTGGTTGGACTGTCTCCCATTAATATTACAAAATGATTAGCAGTGTTCTCCAAATAATTACCATTTGGTAATCTATCTTTGTAAGATTTATCACGAGTAGTTGTACTCACAATATCACTGTCTGCCTCGTGAATTGCAACTGGCGCACCAGTGCTTACTCCACGATCTGCCCATTCTATATACTGTCTTTTATAAAAGACAGGTATAACATTTATATTGCTATACAATTCGTTGGTAACAGTATTTATTATCTTGCCTGGCTCTGCGCCTTCGACATATTTTCCATGAGTCTTGTTAACTTCTGGAGATAATTGTCCCAAAACTTTTAAGAATGGTAACGCAAGGTCTTCTTGCGATATGTTTTGAGATCCTTTATTAGCATCAGCTTCAAATAAATTTGCAGATAATGCTCCTTCTTTTTTTGTTGCTACTTGGTTCATGTTTATTTGCTCCTTTTTATTGTAGTCTTATTTCCAACAAATACGTTGAAAATTTCCGTTGGCATTTCTTTTCCTGCCTCTATACGCTCACGGACTAACGCTTTAAGAGTCATGGGCTCAACCTTCAACTTTTGTGTCGGTTGGTACCCACGCTCTTGTGCAAG